TTAACCTCTGGCTAACTAGCCTATCATATTTGCTTAGTTTAAACTCCTCGTCCATTACGTGCGAGTGATAAAACCCAATTAGTTTTCCGGATTTAGACAACTCCATTACGTCCAGTGGCGAAATGATAAAATGCGTCTCAGGGTTCGGTGAAACATTTTCGCAGGGAATAGCTACCGTCCCCGACTCCTTCTCCAAGATCAACCCGCAGCATTCCCTTGAGGGATCCTTGAGGGCCTCCATCTTGACAAACTCTTTTGTTTCGTTTAAATTATTCATTAGTTTGCTAGCGATTCGTGCCTCAAGATACAGTACGTTTTTCTCTTTAGGGCTGATGTATACTCTTGTATTCTTGAGTAAGACCTAGCGGGCTGGTGGAGAACTTTGTTCCCTCCGACATAGATACCGCAGTGACTTGGTTTGTTTAGTTCATAATATTTAAATAAAATTATGTCATGGTTGATTATTTCGTCCATGTCCGGTTCTCCTTCGCTGACTTCAACTAGGCGCTCTTTCTTTATGAGCGCCTTTAGGTTTTTGACGAAGGTCGACCTTGGGGACAATCCAACTTCTTTCATTTTCTGTTTACTGAATTTAGTAAGGTCATTGGACCAAAGTTCACCTCTTTTAAAACTATCAAAATTTATACTTAATTCGTTTTTATAATAATCAGTTAATAGCGTAAAGCAGTCTTGGGTTCCTATTTGAAATGCTCTGCCTACGTAGGGGTCCCGGTACTCTTCGGGCTTGAATAAGAGGAACCTGTCTTTCTTAACGCCGTATAGTATGGAGGGCAACCCGTGCGCCAGTGACTGGATTTTATCGAATTCAGAAAACTCATCGAGCGCCTGATCTGGGTGAGAATGGTATACTGCTATAATTTCTCCCAAGCTAGTGGCCTTAAGGTAATCTTTGGGGCAAATTGAGAACCGCCTATCTTTCTCTTTGGCTTTGTTTTCACAGGGGAAGACTATATTGACTTTATCTTTGGAGGAAAACACGACGAGACCGCAGCACTCATTCTCGATGTCGCTAATAGAATGCTTCTTGATTTCGCTCTTTATGTAGTCATCTATAAACATGTTCAATTACTTGTTCACTGCGGGGAATCCACCAAATGGAAGATTACCCATTTTATCTCCTATTAAATGCCCCATACCTAACGAGGTTAAGTAAGTCCTACCCCAGCGAAGCGCGCACCCGCGTATCGTCTTGGAGCACTCATCTTGAACCCAGTAGCTATCATTTGGAGGTATAACATTTCTTGGCACGTCTTGTTTGGCGACAAAATAATAACTTACTCCATCTTTTTGTAAAAAAACCATGGATGAGCGTTGATACTCTTGGTCAGGACTCCACAGCTCGGGCTCTGACTCGGGGAGAGCCTCTAAGAGTCCGGCCGTTATCACGAGTCCATCTTCATTTCTAATAGTAAAAATTAATTCATCGTTGCTGTTAGCAATTGGCGGCGCAACGATTGGCAGCTTTGTCACGCCTAGGTATCCGTGGACGTCCTTGTTTCTGTTGCTCATGGTGCCTACGACTTCTTGTGGGTTGCCCCATAAAAAGTTAAGGTCTTCGACTAACGTATTGCGTTGCCAGTAAGGGATATGGCTATATACGGATTGCTGGCGACTGACTGGTTGCGCTTGTGTCGACGGATCAATTTCGGTGCCGTTAACGTCGACAACAACGGTTTTCCCCGCAAAATATTGATTGCCGGGGTCTATCGCGCTTATTTCTGCTGACCCACCATACTCATACATGCAGCCCTCTCCTCTATATTGCCATTGGCACGTGCCCTGCACCACTCTTCTGTATGGCAATTTGACGTTTTCTATGTCGAGAGAAGAAGATAACTCAAACTCTAGTACCTGTTTAGTGTCTCGGCTTTTCCTGTCTAAGTAAAATATGTCTCTGGGGAATTCTGCGTTTGGGTCTGGATCAAACCCTTCTGGTACGTCAGACGTTTCGATATCGAACCCAGCAGACCTAAAATTCTCTTCATCTAAATATTTAGCAAAGGTACGTATTCTCGTCACCTTCGCCCCTATGAGTTCGGCTAAGTTAATCTGACTTTTCAATATGGAAAATTCTTCTATAGCGTCTTCACTGGCAAACAGGGTGAGTTTTGGTTTTGGTAGCGTCCCCTTACTGGACGTTTCGAACCCTTCTGCTGCTATCGGGGCAGGTATATACCTGTTCCCCTTCCAGCTGATTGAGTTTTTAGTTAGAAATAAGTTGTTGTGAAATCTGAAGATATGGTGTTCGGGCCCCACGACGACGTTCCTGTCTCTGAGCTCTAGTACGCCCCTCAGGGCTGGACCAAAGGTGAGCAGGTCTGTAATGTCTAGTTCCCAAAGGGTGATCAGGGCAGACGGGTTAGCCGACATTATCTCGGTCGTAACCTTAACGCTAGATTCTATTGCTTGAGATTTATTCATTAATATGCCGCGGTTTGTTCAAATTTTAACCCCAAGGTTTGGTTGTCATAAAAATTAAAAGAGGTATTCCAGTTTCTGCATACGAAGAACTGATCTTTCGTTGAGTTGAGGGGCTCGGGCGGCTCAAAAATGAAAGCTTCCAGAGCTGCTCTGGCAGACAAAAAGTGAAGAATTGCTCGAGCTTCTTGCGTTGACCTTAGGTCGAACCTGCAGTCAAGGGTCAGTAAGTTGTTGTTGATATTGGCTGCGACTCTCTGTTCGTACCCGTCCCCGAATTTAACAACTTTCACAGCGGGGGAAAAATTTGAGGTAGTTTGGTATGAGGGGGTCCATAAAAAGTGGGGCCTGTCTTTACCAGAGTTAGACTGTACCCCTCCCCATTCGGCCGCTGCGATGCTGGGTACCGTGGCGGCGCTGCCCTCTACGGCGTACCAGTACTTGTTGACCCCGGACGGGTACCTAACTATGTCGTTTTTTACATAAGTTGTGCTAGTTTCCCAAGTGGGAATGTCAAATATCGAAGCCATTATCCTTTTACCTTTCTCACTATTTTACACATTTATATTTAGTTTATGAAAAACATAAAAGGTGTAATTATATAAGGAGAAAGGTCATATGGCATTTGGAAGAATAACTAGAGGAGAGCAGCGTTTTTTCTTGAACGAAACAGAGGTGAATGGTGTTCAAAGCGCACAAATAGGGTATAATCTTGGTGGTCAGCCCACTAAATTCTTAGGTGGACTGGCGGGGGTAGATAATCACCCCGTGGGTGGCGTAGACGCTACCGCTAGGGTAGATATGCTAATGATGAACGTGGGGGACGACCCGTTCTATCAATTTACTGGAAATCGGGGTTTTGATGGTTATATTATAAAGGATAGCCTAGATATGCGGGGAGACGCAGCCAAGGGTAACGCCTCCTATAACTTCTCTTTTAAATCGGGATACTTGACCTCATATTCGACCTCTTGGGCCTTGGGCGGGCTACCTCAGATAAGCGCTGATATACAAATTTTCAATAAAGCTGGCAGGTTGGCCATGGGCGATATACCAAACGCGATAATAGGGCAAAATCAAACCTCTGCGAGGGCAATACCGGACCCGGGGGCAGTAGACATAACCTTAATGGACGACCTGAGCTCTAACCGATTGATGTCGTATTCTGTAAGTGTGTCCTGCCAAAGAAGCCCGAAGTTTTTTCTGGGGAGCAGGTACGCTTCGTTTATAAACCTAGTAAGCCCGGTTGTGATATCTTGTGATTTTCAAATTGAGGTAGACGATTATCTCGCTTACAATGTTGACTCGTATCCGTGCGACACTGTAAAAAAGGACTTAACAATTAACATTAAAGAGAAAAATACTGATAATTTATTGAGAACATACAGTTTTCCAAACTTGCAATTGGCTTCGGAAAATTATCAAGCAGGGGTAAACGGAAACGCTGTAGTAAATGCTAAGTATGCGGGATATATTCCTGTACAATCTTAACTAGATTTTGTGTAAAAAGGGGTAGGAAAAAGGAAATTTAATGGCTCTGTTTTTTAACGAATGCAACGTTGCGGTAAATGGTTCTGGAATAATGGCCAGCACCGCTTCTATAACTAAGGCTAATTCCCTCACCCCGATAAGATCCGTAGGAAAAAAGGGCATAATTTACCAAGCGCCAACGGGCCCATTGACGACTAAGTACAATATGTCGTACCTTGTGGAAACTAATAACGAGCCAAATTACAACATAGTGCAAGCACTCAAAGCTGTAGAAAACTCTTTTCATAACAAACCGGTGGTCGTGGAGGTTGGGGGGATATCTGCGTGTTGTTACTTAACGAGTTATTCGTTGAGTTGCAACCCAAACGAGCCGGTTACCGCTTCGGTTAGTTACCAGAGCTACAAAGATACGACTGGGTCTCTTTCGTCCAACACGATAGGAAGCGTAACGTACAATAGCCAAAGGTCATCGGGAATAGCTCACGGCTGGACAAGCTTCGTGTCTACGTCTGTAAACGCATTGACAAATAAAAGTTATGGTTTTGATTATGGTTTTGAGATGAGTTGGCAGCCAGTTTTTTCCTTTGGTCGGTTGCATCCATATGACGTGAGGTTTATTAATGCAACTGAAACCATAACACTAGAGCGAGACACTTCTTATGATGTGACTTTTTCCGGTCAAAAGGCTTCCTCTCTCCTTCTCAGCTCCGGGGAGTTGGGGTATGTTGAGTCAGATAAAAATATAAATTTGCATGCAGTGGGGATGTTGTGCGACTCTGAAACGTTTAGCTCCAAACTTTCGTTTGATATATCAGAGGCTACGGTTATAGAAAATTCTCTTGACGCAAGTATGGATGACTTGGTTATGTCTAGGCTGATCTTAAAAAATTATTACTAATGTATTTAACGTATAAAGATTGCAGATTGACGCTAGACGGTATAGAGTACTATTCCTCTAACGTATCAATCAGTACACGTAGCGCGGTAAGGCCCGTGTATGGCTTGGGGGACAGGTACAATATAGGGGATCGTACTTACGCGGCGGAAAACGGCGTAAATGGAGAACTTAACTTTCGTTATTACCTGACAGGAGCAGATCCGTTAAGGAATAAATTCTCAGAAGATGACGAAAGTCCAATTAGTGGAAATTTCGGGGGGACATTTTTCAAGAGTGGGTTCCTGAAGTCATACCAAATAGGCGCTAAGCCTCATGGGGTTGCCGAGGTAAGCGCTTCCATAGTTTTTTACGACAATCTGTCCGAAAGCTTGTCTGGGACTAGTCCAGATTTTCCTCAGCAATTGGCTCCTGACAATTTAAATGTTTTAAGTTTTTCAGATATGGTTATTGGCCTCACGGGAGGTTTCTCTAATTCAACCATGGAGTCTATCCAGAGCATAACTTTCGCTTATCAGGCAGACGTAAAGGCTTCCTACAAGCAGGATGAAACTATACCGCAAAGGGTTTATATCGGAGAAAAGAGCGCTAACTCAACAGTGGTGACAAATAATTCAACAGGGAGCATGCCGTTAACTGGAGAGAGTGTAGACATAACGATGTATCTCAATCATCCCTCTGGGATAGCTCAAGAGACTTATAGGGTAAAGGGAAAAATAACAGATAAAACTATAAATGCTGATACGAATGGATTTATTACAAATACTTTCAAAATAATACAACACAACTTAGAGGACGAGCCCCAAATCAATTCATTACAATATACTAATTATTTGTCAGACCCAATATATCACAGAGACGTTTTATATGTATACGGGAAAGCCTTGGCCGGTGTACATACGATACTTTTTGATGGAAAATCAATAAACCCATTTACTGGAACCAGCAACAGGCTAGAGTTCATACTTCCGAAAAGGACAGTAAGTGGACCAGTAATACTGAAGGGGAAGGGCGGAAAGGTTCAGAGCGAAACGCTAACGGTCGCAGACCCCGGGATAGTAAACAAGAAAGATATAAATTCGGCTGGAGAAACAGTCGCGGAAACATA